AAAAACATAAAATGAATGTTGAAATATACTTAAAGCAATCTGTAGGTATTGGTGAACATGGTGATATTTTAGAGACAATAGAAAAAGAATTAAATATCATTGCACAGTACCATGATCAACTTGAAGTCATAGAAAAATATTTTGAAACAAAAGAATAATCTTGACTTTTAAGTCAAGACCTGATATAATTATATTATGAATTTTTACACCAATGTGTCGCCTTATGGTGATGAATTACTTGTTAGATATTTCGACAATGGTAAAAGATGTGAGGATCGTGTACCATATGTTCCTCGTCTTTATGTACCTACAAAAGGTAAAGGTCGATATAAATCCTTAACAGGCATTGGTTTAGATTCCGTATCATACAAATCAATCAAAGACGCTAGACAAACAATTAAACGATACGAAAATCATCCAAACTTTATTCACGGCACAGATAGATTTCAATATCAATACATGGCAGATTATTGGCCAGGTAATGTAGAATACGATAAAGATAAACTTCGTATTTACACAATTGATATTGAGGTTGAAAGTGAATATGGTTTTCCTAACGTTGCAGATTGTTCAGAAAAAATGATTTGTATTACCGTAAAAGATCAAGTTAAAAAACAAATACTTGTTTGGGGTATGGCAGATTATGTAACTAAACAAGATAATGTTCATTATGTAAAATGTGAAGATGAAAAAAATTTACTCAAACAGTTTCTTAAATTTTGGCAATCATATTCACCTGATGTTATTACAGGTTGGAACAGTAAATATTTTGATGTGCCTTATCTCATTAAACGTATAGGTAAGATATTGGGTGAAGGTGCTATGAAACGCATGTCACCTTGGAATATTATACAAGAAGATCAAACATATGAAATGGGTAAAACTCAAACTTACTTTAGATTATTAGGTATTGCTCAACTTGATTACCTACAACTATATCGTAAATTTACAATTAAGAACCAAGAAAGTTATAGACTAGATCATATTGGTAAAGTAGAACTTGGTGAACAAAAAGATGATAACCCATATGACACTTTTAAAGAATGGTATCAACAAGATATACAATCATTTATTGATTATAATATACAAGACGTTGAACTTGTTGATAAACTAGAAGATAGATTACAACTTATCGAACTTGCATTGACCATGGCATATAATGCTAAAGCAAACTATGAAGATGTGTTTTCACAAGTTAGAATGTGGGATACAATTATTTTCAATGAATTACTAAAAGATAATGTCATTGTGCCAATGCGTGATATGAATCCAACATCACCAGAACTTGTGGGTGCATATGTAAAAGATCCTAAAGTAGGTTTTCATGATTGGGTTGTATCTTTTGATTTAAACTCACTATATCCACATTTAATTATGCAATATAATATTTCACCAGAAACAATATTGCCTGATAAAAAGAATGTAGATATTGTTGACTTGTTAGATAAAAAGGTTGATATGTCTGATGGCAACTGTATGGCTGCAAATGGTACAATGTATCGAACTGGTAAACAAGGTTTCTTACCTCGTATCATACAAAAAGAATACAATGATAGAACAATCTATAAAAAGAAAATGCTTGAGGCCGAACAACAATATGCTAACACTAAAGATCCAAAGTATGAAAAACTTGCACGAAGATATTATTTGGTTCAACATTCTAAAAAGATTTCGCTAAATAGTGCATATGGTGCCATTGGTAACAAATACTTTAGATACTATGATCACAGAATGGCAGAGGCCATAACTACATCTGGTCAATTGAATATACGTTGGATAGATCAAAAACTAAATGAATACTTTAATAAGTTATATAAAACAAAAGATGATTATATTATTGCTTCAGATACAGATTCCGTTTATATCAATATGGCACCTCTTGTAAAAATGACAGGTGCAACTGATAAAAGTAAAATTGTAAAAGCATTAGATAAATTTTGTAGTGAAAGATTAGAACCATATATTACAAAATGTTATGACGAACTAGGTAATTACATGAATGTCTATGAAAACAAAATGGTTATGAAACGAGAGGCAATCGCTGACAAAGGTATTTGGACAGCAAAGAAAAGATATATTTTAAATGTACATAATTCAGAAGGCGTACAATATCCAGAACCTAAACTAAAGATTATGGGTATCGAGGCAGTAAAAACATCAACACCATTACCATGTAGAGATAAACTTAAAGAAGCATTTAAAGTTATCATGGGCGGCGACCAAAAAGAAATGAAAGAGTTTATTGTAAATTTTCGTAGAGACTTTGAACTATTACCACCAGAAGATATTGCTTTTCCTCGTAGTGTTAATGGTGTAAACAAATATGGTGACACCACATCTATTTACAAGAAAGGCACACCTATGCATGTGAAAGGTGCATTGTTATATAATCACTTATTGAAAACAAAAAAGATATCACATAAGTTTCAACAATTCTATGAAGGTGATAAAGGTAAGTTTGTTCATTTACGAAAGAACGTTTGGAATGCTAACGTTATAACCTTTATGGCAAAACTACCTAAAGAATTTGAAATGCACGGTCTCATAGATTATGAACAACAGTTTACAAAATCATTTATGGAACCTTTACGATTTATACTTGACGCTATCAATTGGAAGATAGACGCTTCTGATAGCAATACAATTGAGGATTTTTTTGCATGATATATAATTTAAAAGACGTTGTGAAATCTAGTAAAAGAGAAAGATTTAATGTTATCTCTACATTTGCTGGTGGCGGTGGTTCATCTACTGGTTATAGACTTGCCGGTGGCAAGATACTTTGTATTAACGAGTTTGTTGAAGAAGCACAAAATACATATAAAGAAAATTATCCAGACACACCAATACTACCAGGTGATATAAAAAAATTATCTGGTAAAGATTTTACAGATATTGCTGGCACAACTGATATAGATATATTAGATGGTTCGCCACCATGTAGTGCATTTAGTGTGGCAGGTAAATTATCTCATTCATCTGGTGGTAAACATTCTGATGGTTGGGGTAAAACTAAATCATATTCAGATGGTATGATGGTAGAAAATATTGAAGACTTATTTTTTGAGTTTCTACGAGTGGCAAATGATATTAAACCAAAAGTTATCGTTGCAGAAAATGTTGCTGGTTTAACAATTGGTGAGGCAAAAGAATATTACAATAAAATATTAAATGAGTTTGAAAAGATAGGTTATGATGTTTGTTCGCAAGTAATGAACAGTAAAAATTATGGCGTATCTCAAACAAGAACTAGAGTAATCTTTATTGGTATAAGAAATGATATTACAGAAAAAGTTGGATTAAATTTTATGACAATACAAAATGTTTTTCCTGAACCTAGTGACAAAGTAATACCTTTAAAAGAAGCATTAGAAGGATTAGAATATGATCCTGAAGAAATAAAAGAACTTACAGAAAAATTTGTGAATACAGCATACTGGAAAGATACTGGTAGTAAAATGCCAAAAGATCCAGATAAAGTTTTAACTGGTGGTGACTATCACCCAAAGGGTCATCATTTTAATTTAAAACGAGTATCACAACACGCACCTGCACCTACGTTAACAGCAATGGGTAATGGGCAAACAAATGCTGGTGCATTTCATTGGAATGAACCAAGAAAACTTACTTTGGGTGAATTAAAAAGAATAATGTCATTACCAGATGATTTTAAGTTAACTGGTAAATGGAATCAAAGGGCAGAACGAATAGGTAGAATGGTACCACCGTTAATGATGAAATCTATTGCGGATTCTATATATGAGAAAGTCCTTGACAAACTATAGGAGACCTGATATAATATGGAACAATTAATGAAAAAACTAGATGAACAAAATATAACAGTAGCAGATTATGGCGTAATGGTTAAAGTCATACAAGCGTCTTTACAACGAGGTTCTATTCGTGGTGAAGAATGCTCTACTGTTGGTAGATTATACGATAAATTAATATTTCAAATAAACAAAATGAATAAGGAGAATGAAAATGCCGGACTTTCTAAAACAGATAATTAAAGAAACAGGAAACGAATATGCCAGTTTAGTAAGTGAAGGCGTAGAAGCAGGTGATGTAGATACCTTTATTGATACAGGTTCATATCACTTTAATGCTTTATTATCAGGTAGTATTCATGGTGGTATACCATCTAATAAAATTACAGCATTGGCAGGTGAAAGTGCAACAGGTAAAACTTTTTTTGTATTAGGTATGGTAAAACATTTTCTAGATAGTAATCCTGAAGCAGGTGTTATATATTTTGAAAGTGAAAGTGCATTAACAAAACAATTAATTGAAGATAGAGGTATTGATAGTGAAAGAATGATTATCATGCCTGTAACAACTGTACAAGAATTTAGAACACAATCATTAACCGTATTAGACAAATACATTGAACAAAATGAAGCAGATAGAAAACCTATACTTATGGTTTTAGATAGTCTTGGTATGTTATCAACTACAAAAGAAGTAGAAGATACAGCAGATGGTAAAGAAACTAGAGATATGACTAGAGCACAAGTATTGAAAGCTGCATTTAGAGTATTGACTTTAAAACTAGGTCGTGCAAAAGTGCCAATGGTTATAACTAATCACACTTATGATGTTGTGGGTGCATATATGCCTACAAAAGAAATGGGTGGTGGTTCTGGTTTGAAATATGCGGCATCAACAATCATTTATCTATCAAAGAAAAAAGATAAAGAAGGCACAGAGGTTGTAGGTAATATTATACATTGTAAAACTCAAAAGAGTAGATTATCAAAAGAGAATATGATGGTAGATGTTCGTTTACGATACGATAGTGGTTTAGATAAATATTATGGATTACTAGACTTGGCAACAAAGTATGGTATCTTTAAACAAGTATCAACAAGAATAGAACTACCAGATGGTACAAAACAATATGCAAAATCTATTTACTCTGATCCTGAAAAATATTTTACAGACGATATACTAAAACAAATAGACGAAGCTGCAAAGAGAGAGTATAGTTATGGCAACACCGAAATATAGTTATCAAGAAAATCCATCAAGCGATTTGACAGGTTTTAAAATAGAAGAAGGTAAGTATAAAGACGTTATCTATACCTATGGTAAAGTTTCGCCTATTGAAGAAAGTGAAAAATTAAGACTTAAATTTGAATACAATGTGCATGAGAATCCAAATAGATGTAACACGGATTCTGGTGATTTTATAAATGTCATAGGTGATATTTTAGCAATCGAAGTAGAAAAGGAAAATAATGCAGACAGCGGAAAAGATAGAGAGAACAGCCCTACGAAATCTAATACATAACGAAGATTATACAAGAAAGGTTTTACCTTTTCTTAAATCCGAGTATTTTCAAGATCGTAGTGAGCGTGTAGTATTTTCAGAAATACAAAAGTTTATTTCACAATATAATAAACGACCTACAAAAGAAACGCTTCAGATTGACTTAAATAAACGTAAAGACTTAAACGAAGACGAGTATAAGAAAATTGTTGAATTAATTTCTACACTAGATCCTCAAGATGTTGATTTAGATTGGTTAGTAAATACAACAGAAAAATTTTGTAAAGATCGTGCTGTTCATAATGCAGTTATGGAAGGCATACACATTATAGATGGAAAAGATAAAAAACATACTCCAGAAGCTATACCAGAGATACTTCGTGACGCTTTATCTGTTAGTTTCGATAATGCTGTTGGTCATGATTACTTACTGGATATAGAAAAACGATTTGATTATTACCATAAACGAGAAACAAGAATACCTTTTGATCTAGACTTTTTTAACAAAGTTACTAAAGGTGGTTTACCAACTAAAACTCTCAATGTTGCATTGGCAGGCACTGGTGTTGGTAAAACTTTATTCATGTGTCATCAAGCCGCAAGTGCATTGGCACAAAATAAAAATGTTTTATATATCACCATGGAAATGGCCGAAGAAAGAATTGCTGAAAGAATAGACGCAAACTTACTTAATATTTCTATGGAAGATTTACATATGTTGAATAAAAAATTATTCAGCGATAAGATTACACAATTACAATCTAAAACTACAGGCACATTAATTATCAAAGAATATCCAACTGCTAGTGCAGGTGCAAATCATTATCGTGCCTTGGTAAATGAATTAGCTTTAAAACGAACATTTAAACCAGACATTATTTTTATAGATTACATTAATATATGTGCCTCGTCAAGATTTAAGGCAGGT